TTCGTAAAACAACTCTATGGGTTGGGGATTAAATAATGCCCAGAATGCACATTCCTAAAGGCGTCCTCGTAGAACTGTTACAGAACGTTGTCAACGGTTCTATCGTAGTAGACATTCCGATTCACACACGTAATCACACAATTTATGTGCGTGGTGTAGGCCCGGTTAGCGCAGGTGCTGTGCAGTTAAGCACTTCGTCGGCTAATGGCTACCCGGATACTTTCTCCCCGTTAGGAACCCCGGTTACTGTGCCGGCTAATGGCGAAGCTCACGTTACCTTGAGCAATACCCCGCTTAACTGCCTAAAGGTTAGCGTCTCTACACCTGTCACAGGTGGTAACGCGATCGTTCGATACATCGGAAACTGAATGCGGACGGCTAAAGAACGCCGCGACATAGCCCGGCTAGGAGCCCAAACATTACATTCCTCTGGCGGGCCTTCTACTGTTTTCGATTCTAGCCGGGCTACTCAGGCGATAAACAAACGTTGGGAAAAGTATCGTAATGAGCGACGGCAAGATTTGGAAACCACACCGACGCCAAGAGGAATTCCTACAGATTCCGCATAGTATCTTTGAAGCTTTTTTCGGGGGTGCGGCAGGGCCAGGAAAAACCGAAGCCCTGATGATGTTGCCGATCGCGTATGGGTTCTACAAGCATCCGAACTTTAAGGGCATTCTGCTTCGTAGAACTCATACCGATTTAGAAAAGGAAATCATTCTACGGTCCCAGGAGTATTACCCACTAACCGGCGGTAAGTATAACGAACAGAAGAAACGCTGGCGTTGGCCCTCCGGGGCGGTAATGCAATTCGGTTACGCACAATACGAGAAGGACATTAGGAACTACGACTCAGCCGAATACAACTACATAGCATTCGATGAACTCACGCACTTCACCGAATTCCAGTATATGTATCTCGCGTTCTCACGCGGTAGGAGCAGTGACCCTGACCTGCCTTCAATTGTGCGCTCAGCGAGTAATCCAGGTAATATCGGACACGGGTGGGTCAGAAAGCGTTTTATCGAGCCAGCTAAAGAAGGTCGCAAGATACTCGAAGAAGAAGTAACGGATATCACGGGTAGGAAGACCATTAACAAACGGATCTTCATACCGGCAAGTGCAACTGATAATCCAACGCTGTTAAAGAATGACCCAGGATATCTCGCACGAATGGAGATGCTTCCTGAGGCGGAACGCCGAAGCAAGATTTACGGTGATTGGTGGCTCTTTAGCGGTCAGGTATTTGACGAATTTAGAACTGAGAAGATTCCTAACGAACCGGAGAATGCAATACACCTGATAGACATGCGGCCACAGGACATCCCGGTTTGGTATCCTAGAGTATACCATTTAGACTGGGGAACTGCCAACGCGGCAGCAGGTTACTGGGGAGCGATCACGCCAGATGCGCGCTGTATAGTCTACCGTGAGTATAACGAGAAGGGCAAGAAAGTTGCAGATTGGGCTAACGACTTTGTTGAGCTATCTCATGGGGAGAACATTCAACAGGTCGGATTATGTCATTCAGCCTTCCAAGATCACGGCCACGAGCATACACTGGCACAGCAATTCGCGCAACATTCAGGTCATACTCCGGGAAGTTCCGGGAGGGACAGGATTGGTGGGAAACTTCTACTGCATGAATTCCTAAGGTGGAAGCCACTCACCCGCAGCGCACTATCGAAAGAGCAATTCGACATCGCGGTAGCAGATAGACTCTTTAGGATCTACGGCAAGGAACGTTACGATCATTACTGCAAGATGTTTTTACCACCGGAACCAGAGAAGAACCTGCCCCGGTTATTGATTTGTAAGGACGTAGCACCTAAGTTAGTAAACACGATTCCCCTCTGTGTTTACGACGATACGAATCCGGAAGACGTAGCCGAGTTTACGGGGGACGATCCTTACGATTCTATACGTGGTCTGATCCGTATGGTAGATCGGTATTCGAGTGAGTCATCAGCTAAGGCAGCCGAACTTGCTAAGACAGCTACTATTCTTACTGATCTCGACAGGACAAAAGATCAAACTACGTTCTATCGTCGAATGGAAGTATTAGAAGCTGGACAAAGCTCAGGTTTCGGTGTAAGACGACATTCAGCTAGAGGAAACCGGAATGCTCGACGTTAAACGTATATATTGGTTAGCCGGGCTAGTCGAGGGTGAAGGCTGCTTCCATACGGATAATTATTCTCCTCTTATTCTTCAGATTACGAGCACGGATCTTGACGTTTTAGAGAAAACTAAGGCAATAATAGGCTATGGTTCGATTACCTCGTATCAACCAAGGAAGCTAAATCACAAGCTACGTCACAACTACAAGATTTCTGGCGTAGTTGCAGTTCAATGGGCATTCATTCTATACTCTCTCTTATGCCAGAGAAGGAGAGCTAAGATAAGAGAGTTAATTTCTAATTGGCAGCAATCGCCAACTCTCCAGAGAAGTAAACATGACACTCGGACATGCACCAAAGGACATTCCTTGGATCTCACGCAAGGTCACGGCGTTATCGAAAGCGGTTGTATTCGTTGCTTGGTTTGTAGGAAAGAAAATAATAAGCGTAATTACCTACGTAAGAGAAGCATTATTAGAGACAATAACGGCGTGGCTAGGCAAGACCCAGTGCATGGATTGTTTAGTTAAAGATGTAGAAATTGCGCGGGCAAACGAGCGAACTGCCCATGCTTCTGAAAAGTCACTAAACTGGCAGAAACTTTGGCGGGAAGAACAAGAGCGAGCTAGCGATCTACAAGAGAAACTGGACACACTTTCCGGGATAGCACAAGCAAGCCCGGTTAATCAGGAAAACCTTAAAGCAATCGGTGGGTTTCAGTCTCTCCGCAGCAGGACTCAACAAGCTACCCGCGAATCACTAGAGAAACGTAACCGAGCTAGAGCCGAGGAGCAGTGAAATGTTACAACAATATGGTCGTGGTCAGGGAGTTGGACAAGGCTTATATGGTGCAACTGCACCATCTGTTGCAGCTAACCCTACGCCGACCGTAGGTGTTGCAAACTCCGGTATCAGTTCCGGTGCGCTGGATGTTTCTGGGGCTACTAAAGGTTCCCAGCTTGGCTACGCTAATCGAGTAGCTAGTAAGAAGAAACAACGCGGCGAAGTAGGTCCAGTAGAACAGCCACCGTTAGCAGGTCTTGGCGGCGGAACAATGTCTGGCACCGGATCTTCTCGTGGGGGGAACACGTTAGATACCCCTGAGAATGCAGCGGCTAAAGCTGCTACCCAAACTCCTGCGTTGGCTACTGCGTTAAGCAATAGTCCTGTATTGACGCAGGCTAGGGGAACATTAGCTGCACAGGCACAGCAAGCTGGGCCAAAGATTGGTGAATCTACTGGTGCTACTACTCCAGCAGCGCCAGCCGCGGCAGCATCAAGATCGAACGTTCCGATGTCAGCCGGAGTTCCAATCTACGAGAAGGACAGGAATGAATATAACCTTCATCCTGGCGGGCCGGGCTATGCTGGTAGTGCAGCGGAGCGCATTAATCTCCAAAATCCTACTGGTAGGGCAGATTTGCCATATGCTCAGGGCGGCACTAACGGTGGCTGGATTGATGGTATCGGAGAAACAATTTCTGCTGGCAGATCTATAACTCCAGCGTTGGCACTCCAGCAGAGACTCCAAGCATTACAGCAGGGCGTCCCGGCTAGCTTTATGCAGGGATTCTTACAAGCTAATAAGGGCGACACTAATAGGCTTATTGAAGCCTATCGTAGTGAGAATGAAGGTAGTGGCATAGGTCAGGGTAGTTGGCAGAACTTCACATTACCGTCTGAGGAAGAAGCCAGAGCTTACTTCGCTGAACAGGCGCCAGCAGGTGGCGGCGGATCACAAGCTCCCGCGCCAGCAGGTCCGTCACGCGAAGAAATCGAAGCTGAGATCCGCGCCAAGATTGAAGCAGAGAACAAAGCTAAGGCTGACGAAGAAGCCAAGAAAGCTGCTGAGGAAGCCGAGTATAAGAGAACTCATCCCCGTGGCGCACTCCCCGGTGAAAACAAGAAAAAGAAGTAAATCATGAAACTAATGAAACTTCTTGCTGGTGCAGTTCCCCCTGGGCAGGAAACCCTGAAAGAAAAAGTAGTGCAAGCTGTGCCTAAGGGTGGAAAGTCTAACTTCACTAAAAAGAAAATCTTATCAGGTTTCTTCGGGAAGAAATAATGGGACCAGGATTCGGAGCACCTCCACCTCAAGGACTTCCGCCAGAGATTCCTGGGCAGGGATTCCCGTTAGAGGAACTAGACCTTGAACCCTCAAACTGGGTTGAGGCTGATCCAGAATTCCGCACTGATGTAGAGATCATTCCCTCAGTCCCAAACGTAGACGATACCGTTATCGGCGGTGCGAATCAAAGTCTGGAAGATCAGGGCGCTGGAGTAGAGCAACCAACTACTCCAGCGGACTCTACACCATTAGACGATATAACCGGGATGCCCCAGGATTTGGTGAATGCAATCCTGACTATCACCAAATACTACGAAGACGAAGACCGCGAAGCTCGGGAGCAGATGAATGCCTTCTACAGAAAAGCCGAGTTATACTGGCAGGGACTCCAGAGAATCTACTATGATTTTCAAGCTACCGATTGGAAACGTCTGGATTCTTCAGATGAATACGATCCGGATATGTATGATAAAATCATCAACATATACCGAGCTCATGGAGAATCTTTAATCTCGGCCCTCAGCATAAAGCTGCCGAATACAGTTTTCTATCCCGACGACGCTGACGTAGCTGAAGACATCGAAACTGCCAAGGCTTACTCTAAGATTCAGGAATTAGTCCAGAAGCATAACGACGGAATCTTAGTCTTTATGCGGGCGCTGTTCTACATCTATAACCACGGTATCGCTTTCGCACACATTTATAACCGGGCTAGTGAGGAATACGGAACGGTCGAAGTTCCTAAGTATGCGGACCAGCCCACCACGGTTAGAACCCACACATTAGTGTGTCCGAACTGCGGCGGGGCTATAGATCAGAAAGAAACTGTAGACGATCCTGAGCCGGCATTTCATGGCGAACCAGTAGCTTGCCCAAATTGTGGGTCTATCTCAGCACCGGAACCGCAGGTTGAGGAAGAACAGATTCCCAAGATTGAGCAGTATACTCACGAAGCCAAGTCACGGACTATCATAGACGTATTTGGCCCGTTGTTCGTGCATGTTGCTCTGTATGCCAGGAAAGCTACCGATACGCCTTACTTGAGGCACAAGTTCGAGCAGCATAAGTCTATGCTGGCTAATCTGTTTCCTAGTGCTAAGGATCACTTAGGTGGGATTTCTAGCCGGGATTTCACGGAGCGTCAGTATCGAACTTTCGCCGGTTCGCGTGAAGAACTGCGTAACAATCTCGTAACGGTAAACTGCCAGTGGCTTAGACCGTGGGCATTTGATGGGCCGTTAGCCGGGCAGGACGATTTAATTGCTAAACTAAAGCAGGCATTTCCTAAGGGATGCTATGCGGTAATTTGCAATAATCGCGTGTTTGATATCCGCGACGAGAACTTAGACGAACATTGGGAAATTACCCAGCATCCGACTAGTGTTCATTTGCACGCAGATCCGATGGGTAAGCCCCTGATCCCAATTCAGGAACTACGCAATGAAGCTGTTGATCTCGGAATCGAAACCTTCGAGCATTCAATTCCGGAAACGTTTGCAGATAAGGATGTCCTCGATTTCCAGAAATACAGCAACGAGACAGCCAAAGCTGGTATGGTGTATCCAGTTAAAAAGCCACTCGGCGGCTCGATTGGAGAATCATTCCACTCACTAAAAACGGCCACGCTTAACGAAGAAATCGAATCTTTTATTGCTCGTCTGGATGCTGATGGTCAGTTCTCTATTGGTGACTTCCCGTCCATTTATGGCGGACCAAACACATCAGGATCAAAAACTGCTAGTGAGTATTCTCAGTCTCGTGCCCAGGCGCTTCAACGCCTGAACATTAATTGGACCATGCTCAAACACTGGTGGGCCAATACGATGTTTAAAGCTACGACGCAGTTTGTCAACGCAATGGTTGTGGACGAGAAACTTGTAACTAAAACGCCCCAATCCTCAACAGGATTCGTTAACACCTGGATTCGTCAGGCAGAACTAACCGGGCGTGTCGGTCGAGTAGAGCCTGAAGTTGATGAAGAACTTCCGGTAAGCTACGCACAGGTCAAGCAAACTTTAATGGAGCTTCTGACTCTCGGAAACGAGGAACTATCCAACTGGATTATGCACCCGAATAACTCCAGTATCGCAGCTAAGGCCGTAGGAATTCCGCTGTATATTCCTGGTGCTGATGCCCGCGATAAGCAGATGAGCGAAATCGGGGAAATGCTACAGGGCCAGCCATTAGCTGAAGGTATGTCCTCAGTGCAGATTAACCCGCTTACTGATCAGCACGAAATAGAGGCCGAAACACTACTGGTCTTCCTGAACAGTCCGACTGGTCAAGCTCAGAAGCGCATTAATCCGGGTGGCATCCAGAACTGTGAGTTCCATTACATGGCTCACATTCAGCAGATCGCTTTAAAGATGCAGGGTCAAGCTAACGAGCAAGCAGAAGCTACTGCCCAAGAGGCAAATGCCGGGGCACCGCCTCCCCCCGAATAAGGGCTAAGGAGTAATTATGTTTCGTATTAAGTTCCCGTTGTATTCTCCTGATGACGTGGGCGAACCTAGCCCTGAAGCTGAAGCTCTATCTGATGTAGACATTCTACTGGATGCCGAAGATGAAGAACAAGAAAAAGCCGAAGACGATGAAGCCGAGAGTGACGATAGGGAAGGCGACGAATCCGAAGAAAAACCTGCGAAATCTAAAGACGAAGACGACTCGGACACGTTAATCCGTGTTTCATACACTGACGTTAAGAAAGAATTCCCGGAGCTTTTCAAGAAGTTTCCACAGCTTAAGACTGCGTTTTTCCGTGAGCAAGAGTTCACCAAGCGATTCGGTAGCATAGAAGACGCCGACGAAGCGGTCGAAGCTGTTGAGGCATTCAGGGCTATCGAGTCCACGGTTAAAGCCGGTAATGCCGGCGAGTTCTTAGATCAAGTTTCAAATCTGTCCAATAGTGCTGTTGATAGGTTTGCAAACAACTTCCTGCCCGCGCTCCTTGAGAGGAATCAGAAGGCTTACTTCCGTGTAACTACCCCACTGATTCGCACGCTCTTAGCGGAAGTTTTGGATGCCGGGCAGGAAACCGGAAACCAGAACATCATTAACGCGGCGAAAGTAGTCCATCAGACAATCTTCCGTGATGACAAATACGGTAAGGTTCCGATGGGCCAGCAAGCTCCGCCGCAGCAGGATGAGG